CTTGCGCCCCTTGCTGAAGCCGATCGCGAGCGCCTGCTTCTGGCTCAACACGACCGGCCCCCGCTTCGACCCCGAGTGCAGCTCACCCTTGCTGAACTCCTCCATGGTCGCCTTGACTTTACGCTGGACCACGCCAGGTTTCTTAGGCATCACTGGCTCCATCTGTGACCCACCTGGGACCACGCACGACATCTGACTCCGATATCTCCTGGTCGGCACCAACCTCGTACGTCGTGATCGACCTGAGGCGGATCGGTACGTCGATCGGTGTCTTCTCGTTGAACTCGTCTGCCCATGACCACTGCCAGCCATTGTCCGCGCTGGCAGACTTGTCTGTTCCTACAAAGCGCGCGACGAGAGGAGCGACCGCGGCACCAATCGTGGCTGCCGCAAACTTCTTGAACGCGTCACGACGACTGAACATTCTTCTCTCCGTCAATGCGGCTCACGGAGGTACGGAGCCTTGCCGTCCCAGTCTCTTGCTAAGGCGCGAGCTAAGCGTCGGCATAGAGCTTTTGATCGTGTGCACGTGATCGCAGCGTGAACTGTACAAGCATCTTCATCATAAGCGCCTTCGAGCAACCACTGCTTCGGGAAATGCCGACGCAGATGCACATATAATTCCTCGACTTTTTCTTCGTATGTCCGAGGCCACCAATTTCTCTCTCTTGCTTCGGACATGATGTCTTCCATCCTCATGAGTGCCCGTGGGATCATGTGCGCGGATGAACGCGCACATGAAACAACCGTCGGTGTGGTCAGGCGATCACGCCGAGTTCGCGCAACTTAGTCTCACTGAAGGTGACTAAATCTCCGGACCTCACCTCGTACTCAACGAGGATGCCGTTGAAGTTGAGTGAGAATTTGCTCTGCTGGCGAAGCTCTTGGTGAAGCTTGCGCCCCGCCTGTCGAACCGATCGCTTGACCGCCATATTGACGATGGCCTTTTCGCGCTCAGTTAATTCCTCGAAGATCAAGTCTTCAACTTTGTCAACAATGCCGTTCATTGTTACTTCTCCGCATTCCCTCCCACTGGGTTCGTTGATGTCCCGTCCGTTGCATCCCCAGTGGAGGGGTCCAAGATGCAACAAACGTAGTGAACGCCGTCACTTGCCACTCCTCGCTGCCTTGGCGTCCATCTTCTTGTCAGCGGCGGACCCCTCCCACTTCTTCAGCGAGACGCCGCGCTTAGCCGCCTCCCGCTTGTCCTTGACCTTGTCGGCCGGAGACCCCTCGTAGCCGCGCATCCGCTGGGCAACCTTGCTCTGCGCCGGAGAGATCCGGCCGCGCTCGTCTGAGTTAACCTTCACCACTGTCTCCTGCTAGTTCTGGCCCCAGAGCAGACTCTACGTCTCTTAACCCCATGCCGAGCATGTCCGCCAGGGTCTTCCGTATGAGCAGTTTGAGCTCGGGGATCGAGTCGCCAAGCTTGGCGAAGTCAGTGACCACGTTACCCTCGGCAGCGAGCCGACGAGTCATGGCGTCCTCGACCTCGATGTCCCGGAGCTCCGCCCGACTCTTCGTCTTGATCCGAGCCTCTGTCAACTTCTCCAGGAGCTCGGCTACCTGCTGCTGGGAGTTCGTCAAGTCGGCCTGCAACTTCTGGACAACGGGACCGACCTGGCCGTCCTTCACCAGCCACGGGGCCGTATTCTCGATGTTCCGCCGGATCCTCTCGGCGATCTCGTCAGCCATCGGGAAGTCCGCAGCCAGGAACCCGAGGTCCCCGAACACGTTCATGAGCTCGGGAGCGCTCGACAAGATCTCGACAAATGCGTTCCAGGTCTCCTGCCTCTGGGTCTGGAACGCCGGCCCAACGTCGGCCTCCACAGCGTACTTGCCGATCTTCGGGTTGAACAGTATCTTGACCGGGTCTCCGGGACCCTGCGGCTCCTGCCTCGCGTGCGCGTCCGGTGCGTCCGGGTCAATGCTGATCTCCGAGATCGTCCGGTCCTTCGCCATCGTCTGGACGACCCGCCTGGTATCGTAGATGTGCGGGGCCAGGTCGATGCAGATGATCGCCGTGTGCCGGACTGCCTGCAGCTCAGAGTCCGTGAAGTCGTAGTTGACCAGGTTCCCCATCCTCTCCCGCATCTGCAGAGCCCGGGGTGTCCGCTCGATGGTCGGCTGCTGCTGCTGGGCCTGCGCCACGCCCGACGCCATCTCCAGCTCAGCAGCCGCGATCCTCAACCCCTCCAGGAACCCCTGCGCAGGCGTCGGGGGCTCAGGCCTGGTCGGTGGCGGGATCGGGTTACCGTCCTCGTCTACGTGCCTGTACGGGAGGTAGGCCGCGTTGTCCCGGTTGGCGTTGTTCCACGCCGTCTCATTCCCCTCGATAGCAGCCGCGGGCGTGACCCACGGCGTCTTGGTCTGCAGGGCGACGACCTCGACCTCACCGCTCGTGTTGTAGTTGTACATCCGCTGGGCATCCTTCAGAGCCCGGACAAGCCCCGCCCTGTAGAGCCTGCCCTCGATCTTCCGCTCCCGCCCCGGGAGCCGGACGATCGGGATGTACTTACCCTTGAGGTCTATCCGGCGCTCGGTGATCACCGCGCCAGATATCTTGTACCACTGGAGGTTCCTAGTCTTCACCTCCCGATCCCGGTACATAGACCCGATCTTGCCCGCCTTGTACAGCGGGAGCTGGTCCCGCCACTCAGCGGGGACGAGACTCTTGAACCCGGTCCAGATCCTCCCAGTCGAGTCCTCTATGTAGAGGAGCGTGTCCTGCCTCAGCAAGATCCGGTAGTACTCGGCGACCCGGACGGCGTCTGACCTGACCCAGGACTCCCGCTCGTCCAGCGTGGTCGACTTGGACGGCGGCGGGAGGTCGACCCCGGGGAACTGCCTCTTGAACTCCTCCCGGTCCCACTCCTCGAACACGAACCCCCACATGGAGTCCACCCCGGTACTGCCCGGCTGTATGTCGCAGTCGAGGTACACCCCCATGGGGTCGAGGGGGGAGATGCGGATCTCCTGGTCGAACGACGTCTCGTCCACGTAGTCGTGCGCCACCCGCCAGTAGCCGATGCCCCCCTCCAGCTGGCACTCCTTGGCCGCGACGTAGACTGAGCCGGCGTTGGACGTGTAGTCCACGTGGCGCAGCAGACCCTCCCACACCTGCGCCGCGGCGAACGAGACGCGGTCCCCGACCGGCTTCACGCCGGCCTGCGGCCTGTTCTGGCGGGCCTCGTTAGCCAGGCTGACTACGATCGGCTTCACCTTGTTGATCGTCAGGGACGGCCGGTTGTTCAGGTCCCGGTCCCGCTTCACGTGGTCCGGCCACTGCCACCCGTTGTCCGTGTCCGCGTTGGCGAACTTGACGTCCTCCACGTACAGCTTCCGGAACTCAGACTCCCAGTCACTAGCCCGCTTGAACCTGCTCCTGGCCTCGTCCAGGATGGCCGCGTCACCGCTGTCGTCCCTGAGGCGGTCGTCAGCCATCACGCATTACCCATCCAGTTCTGGCTACCAGGGTAGGAGACCTTACCCCTCGGCGCTGCGTCCTGCTTCTTCGGGGAGGCGAACTCCCGCACTCCCATGACGTAGGTCCTCAGGGCGTCCGCTGGGTTGCTCGCCCAGTTGTGCAAGGGGTACTTGGAGACCTCCCTGGTCTCCGGGTCGACCTCATACTGGTAGTGCGCCAGGGCTGTGAGCCCATCGGCACACGCCGACTCACTGAACCGCATCCGGGAGAACATAGACCGGACCGCGTTGATGTCACTGGCCACGCTCGGGGTCCTCGGGACCACCCGGACTCGACCCTCGCCGGGGTAGGCGGACCGCGTCTGGTCCTCGATCGACTTCTTGGCGTGGACCACCTTGTTAGCCGCGTCGTGCGGGAGGTAGATCTTCCCGACTAGGTACTTCCGCCCCTGCACCTGGTCCAGGTAGTGCGACCAGTCCTCACCGAAGTTCCCGTAGTAGTCTACCGCGTGGTGCTCGGTGCCCCGCTGCTGGAAGAACCACATGGCCGTCATGTCTGACCGGCCGAGGTCGACCCCGACGTCTACGGGGCGGGACCGATCGACTACGACGTCGCGACTGATCCGGCCGTCCTCCTGAGCCTTCTCCAACTGCTTCGCGTATATAGCTCCCTTGAGGACGCGCCGGACCTGACCCTCCCAGATAGTCAAGTAGCTCTCGTAGTCCCGCTCCCTCATGTCGTCCATCTGCTTCTTCAAGACGTCAGGGAACCACGGGTTGTCCCGCCACGACATGGAGACCAAGACAGTCCCGACGGGCGGGTTGGTGACCCAGAACCGGTAGGTGTAGTCCGACGCGAGCTCCGGGTTGAATATGACCCAGGTCTCTGACCCCTGGCCGAACGGGCCGTGCGGCGGGTCGCGCCGGACCGTAGGTAGGAGCACGGTCCACGACGACTCTGACACCAAGGTCGCCTCCTCGACCAGGCAGACGTCGATACCCTCCATCGACTTGATAGACGTGACGTTGTTCCGGACGCCGGCAAACACGAACTGGGACCCCGTCTCTCTAGAGATTATAGTCGTCGCCTGGATGTCGTACTTACTCTCTAGTCCTAAGAGTACTATCTGGTCGACGAGCAGCCGGTAGACGCTCTCAGCGATAGACTTCTGTATCTCCCGGGCGCACAAGACGAACAACTTCTTCTGCGTGCACAGGAGCAGGAGCGCCCGAGCAGCACCCCAGCTCT